GTTGTAGATGGCGGTAATATCGGATGCTGATAATGCAGAATTAAATATAGCTACCTCATCGATTAAACCTTCTGCGTTGTCCGCAAATGTACCTTTTCCGATGTAAGTATTATCAGTTCCATAACTCGTACTCGGAGTATAATCTATCGCTCTTGTTTCGGCCGCTGAATACTCCTCTACACCATCAACATACAATTTAATATTTGTTTGATCGTAAGTGAGAGCAACATGATGCCAATCAGTAAGAGTGAATGTACTGCTGCTTGTGATGTCGCCATTATACTGATTAGATGCAAACCCTAGAAAACCGTTAAACTTATTACTACTTGTGTATCGTAACATATAAGACCCATATAAAGCACCCTCGCGGGCAAATAAATAGTTGAAAGTCCCAACTGTTCCACTCGCTTTAAACCAAAGTGAAACTGTTATATTTGAAGGTGCTAAATCTGAAGAGTTTCCTAAAGCAACATAGTCATCAGTTCCATCAAATTCTACGCTATAGGTGTTACTAAAAGCACCGCCACCACCGCTTGATGGGGGTATCCCATTTGCAGTCGTTGGTCTACCTGCACTTAATGCTAGATCAGCCCCAAGCATCTTACATCTTGTATGCTATAATCGCACCACTTGTTAAAGTAACTGAAGTTATGCGTCCATAGATTGCTGTGTTAGCAGCTAATGTGGTTGCGTCCTGTCCTGTGCATAGGTCTGCGATATTATCAATGTTACTTGTGACACTTGCTAAGACTGTATCCTCAGTTGCTGTGATACAAAAAAAGTCTCCTTCATGTGCGGCAGTATCATTGATGTACTCTCCTCCGTTTAGTCCTAATCCTCTGTATTCGTTTGCCATGATTAAATTGGTGTTTGTATTGTTGTTCCGTAGGTTGTGAATTGCATAAAATTATTCTGACCCTGTTGACGCTCAACTCGATCTATCTCTAGTAATAAATATTCTTCAGCCCTAGCCTCTTCTCTCATAGCTGCTTCTGTTTGTCCATCACCACGAAGGAAGTCACTCAGGCATCCTGCAACCAAATAATTAGCCAAGAAGTCAGGAATATTTTGCTCGTCAGGACTATCTGATCCATAGGTTGGGCGAATAGCTGTACCAATAATAAATACAGAGTCTACTAAGCTATTTACAGGAAGTATTAAATAACCATCAACAAGCTTATAATCTAAAACTATTGCACTTCGCTCTTTGTATGGATTTTTATTCCATACTTGCTGTATATCAATAATAGATAAATCGTTGTCAATTCTTACAGCTTTGTTTGCACTAGGGTCAGTTGTTTCAGCAACATTTCTTTCGACAATTTTAAGTAACTCAGGCCATTCACATCTTGTCCATGCGCCTTGTACTCTGCTATTTATTGACTCTTTAAAAAAGAANTCATCCACACTAGTTAAAGATGGCAATCCTGCGGCCATCTGAAACCGNTTCTTTAAAGTGTCAAATGNTATAGTCCGTGCCATTACTGTACATTAGCTATAGTAGGAGTNATTGGTTGTCCTCCCGCTTGGATATTATGCCTNTTAAATTGCGATGGTGTGCGATACTGCAAAATGTCATTGCGATATTGCCGACTCTGCTCTCTCACTAAATCAATCTCTTGTCTAAGCATTGCTTCAGCGTTTTGTTCCTCTGCAAATGCTTTTTCAGTTTGCCCATCACCACGCAAAAATCCTGCATATGCCGAGTGAGCGAGATAGTCGAAGAAGAAGTTAGGGATATTTTGTTCATCTCCTGAATCGTCACCATAGTAACCACTTGTCGCACCACCTGAGTTTATTTCTCCTCGTAGGTCTTTACGATAGGTTACAAAAACATTTACCCCGTTAAGAGTGGTAGGTTCTATAATCTTTACAGAAGGATATCCACCTGAATCCATCTCAGTTAAAAATGTGTATTCGTCAGGGTAACGAGTAGTAGTCGGATCTTCTTTATGTATGCGAAAGACAACATTAGCATCATTCGCTAATTTATTACTAGTGCCATACACTCGTAAGGTATTGGCATCAGATGTCACTATTGCCACACTTTCACCAACCACAGTAAACTGAGGCCAAGGGTATCTCTCATGGGCTATACGAGCCGCACGATTTACTAAATCTCTAAGAAAACTAGCATCTGTTGCCTGTAATGCATCAAGTCCGGCCAATGCTCGAAACCTTGATTTTAATTCTGAATAGGTTGCGGTGGCGTAATTTGGCATAATATTAAGTCCTATTAAAAATTACCTCATGCAAATGATTTGCTATTGAGACTTGGTGCGCTGAAGTTTGATTTAGTCATGCTTTTAGCGCGAAAAGATGGATTATCACGAAGGAACTCTTTTACGAAACTCTTATCGCCCCAACATCCACGATGTGATTGATGCCAACGGAAATATTCTCTTGCCGGTATTGTCGCTTTTAACTGACCAAGACCCTCAGTCTTAGCTACACCCATTTCTTCATTCTCCTTACGTGCCATTTGTTCACGCAAAGATGCTTCGTGTTTCTCAAGATCTACTTCGTAACGTAAATAACGATCCAAGTTCTTCATAAACTGTGAACCATTTCCGCTCTTCCATTTAGGTAAAAGTATGTTTGGCATATCCTATGTATATATAAGTATAGGGAGAGGTGTCGATTGACACCCCTCCCCTACTAATTCAATTATGCAAATTGTCCGAGGTCAACAATACGTAGACCAATGACAATCTTTCCGGCGGTAGCAGATGCAATAGCTGCATCAGTAACTTCTAAAAGAACTGATGTTGCACTGCTTGTTCCACCAACAGGTTGTGATTGATTACCTGTGAAGGCATCACCTGTGTTGAAAACAGGAGCGCTCATAGCATCAACATCAAGAGCATCGATAAACTCATCAGGATCTCCTGAAGTAGTTCCTACATCGATAACAAGAGTTGATGTGCCTGCAAAGGCTTCGGATTCATAAACTCCTACACACTCAACAGCACCGCCCGCAGGGATGGTTGCGATGGTAGCTTGACCACCATTGCCGATAGTTTGTAGGTCTTCGTAGGTAGCAGTATATACGTGAGTAAAACCGCGACCTGATTCATTGTTAGTTAATTCTGCCATGTCTTATGTTCTCCTAATTAATATTAGTTAAAATAACCATGAGCCTTTGGACTGTGAACTGCGAGACCCGCAATTATATCACAGAAACCACGCCGGCCGCCTCCTTGATTTTCAAGCTCAGAATTAGACTCAGCTTTCAAGGTGTGGATTGCCACGTACTCAGGATCAATAAGAAGACCTGCATCACCATCGATAGCGTCACTACCTGATGTTCTGTTCAAAAATACTGACGGAACAATGGCTATATTGCCAAAATCTCCTTCGTAAAAATTGACTGATAAGGTTATCTTTTTACTCTCGGCAGGTTGGGTAACTTGGAAAGACAAGGCGGTTGTAGAACCTTCTTGACGAGCAAAGTCACTGATTTCCTTTTTGAGAGTAGGACCGGCAATAAGAGTAAGTTGACCACCGGGCATTCCGTTAGCTTCGTAGAGTTCTTGAAGAACGCTATTGAAGGTTGTTTCGGTTTGCGTAGCAGTTGTGTCGTTAGCAACATTCCGAGCAAAAGCAGGAATGTCGGATGGTTGACCACCAAGACCAAGGAACTTAAACATTCCACGGGTTTTGTATGGGGCACCGGCTCCGGCTTCAGCTTGACGATCTTGTGCAGAACAAACAGCGGCTTCAACATCCCGCTTTAATTCACGGACTGCCTTTGCCTCAGCGTTTGCGAACTCTGATGAGATGCCCGCTGTCGCAACAATTTCCTGTATATCGGAAACTGCAAAACTACGTCTGAATTTTTGAACATAGTTACCAATGCGAGCGCGATTTACAGCTTTATTGTCGAAAGAAGTAACATCTTCTCCTTCGTTAACTCCATCGAAGTTTGGTGTACTAAGATCATCCACTTGCACTTCAAAGAAAGTACCGCTTGCGGTGGCTTTCTGTGCCATACTTGTGAATGGTGTTGATTCCGGCTCCATAATTGTGAGGATGTCAGTTAAGTCCTCCCGGTTGCCGGCTGTATTATAACTAGCAGCTTGTGCCATAATTATTTTCCTCCTAAGATTTTTTTAGTTTTAAATATTGTGAATAGTCTGCCATCGAGCCCGAAGATTCGTATTGTTTCCTCGCCGCCTCCACAGCTTTCAGTTTCATTGATTGACTTGATTTAGGTCTAGAAGTACCTGCCTCTGTAGACGCGACAGGTGCTTTTGGTTTAGGTGGTGACTTAGGTTGAGATCCATTTTTCTTATTCATTGCCTCATAACCTAAAACCATCAGTCCCATAGCATAGTTAGCATTAGGCATGAGCTTTTTCAGTGGCTCATACATAGGACTATTCTTAACCTCCATAAACAGTTTATACTCATTACTTTCGGGTTTACTAAGGAAGCTAAAGCTTTGTGATGCTAACTCATCTGCTCGTTGCCTTTCGGCTAACCAAGCATTTCTACTTGGCACATCTTTACGCAACATCCGTTTTGCATCTGCTTTAAACTTCTTTAACTCAGCTTTAGTGAAAGTTTGATCACCATTCTTAGCGATGAACTCGTTACCTTGTTCATCATACTGAACTTCATTATCCAAGTTTTCGTCAACCCATTCAATTAAATCATTGAATTGCTCAATCTTCTCAACAAGTCCCTTTTCGTCAGTTACATCAGAAAGGGCATTATCTTGTAGATAACTTGGAACTGATCCCTCTTCAGCTTGTTTAGCCTTTTCTTGCAATGCTTCATTCTCTGCTTGTAACTCCTTCTTTTGTCGAGTCAGAGTGCCAAACCTTTTGACAGCACTAGCATTTAAAGCCTTAGCTAAGTCTCGGCTTTCTTCTTCCGATAAACTATCAAGATCAATATTAAACTTAGAAAGAACATCTGAAGGTTGTGGAGGTGGCGATGAGTCATCTTCCTCTTCCGTTTCTTCAGCAGACTGTGTATCTTCAACTTCAGAGATTTGCATAGGATCTACAGCTTCTTCAGTAGTCTCATCTATCTCTTCGGTTGTTGTCTCAGGTTTAGTACCTTCACCTTCTTTGCGTTTCATTAACTGATCAGCAAATTCAGCAACAGATAAATTCCCATCAACAGGCTTTTCTATTTCCACAGAATTTTCGGAGGATTCTGAGACAACCTCTTCGGTAATAGTTTCCATAAATAATCAAGGCATTTAACCTAGTATGTATTAGCCTATTTATATGATATATATATTGCAAGACTTATTTAGGTATTTATGTGTATACACAAAAAACCCCCTACGCCACCCCTAGCGTAGAGGGTAAGTCACGATTGGGAATAGGCTAAAGCTTGTAGAAAGTGTCCAATTCCTCGTCTATCGCTTCGAGCTTCCCTGTGATGTAAAAGTGTCTGTTTGTGTCTGCAATGTTTTCAGGAGTC